CCAGTAGCACCCGCAGGACCGGGCACCAGAAACACATCCGGCTCAATCAGGTCTGCTTCAAGGTATACAGCAGGTCCATTCGTCCCGCTTGCTCCAGCAGCACCCGGATTGCCTTGCGGACCTTGCGGGCCGGGGATTGGAAACCCGTCATCACCGTCAGAGCCATCCATCCCAAACCCTGCAGGCCCGCTTGGACCCGTAGCTCCGGGGTTACCTGCTGGTCCGGGTTGACCGGGCACTACCATTCCCATGTCATCGACCGAATCTTCCGTAATGAAATACGGCGTTGGCCCACCTTGACCGCCAGAGCCTATTGATGCTGCCAGTTGCACGTTTGTCTGCGCCACCGGCCCGCCCACGCGGGTATATAGATTGGTAAAAAACTCCACCCAATATTGGGTTAATCTGCCTTCTTTGTCCACCAGCGGGACATTGAGCTGTATCTGTTGAAGCGGACTGGTCATGCGCCTGTCGCCATAGACTGCAGAGATGCGCCGGCCACATCCCGTTTAACCGGGTCTGAAATCCGCACTTCGTACACACGATCCCGAGCTGCTCCCAATCTGCGCCAAATGGCACGATTCTTGGTTGCTCCAATCGCCCCGATAGTCGTCCAGTGCTCATTGCCGAATGTCTGGCCGCCGTCATTGGACCATCTCAGCATCACTTGTGGCGTCTTGCCTTGTCCGTTGCTCAGACCCACGCCAGGAAAGAAATCGAGTTGCAGGCGAGACTGAATTACACGGTTGCGGTCATTCTTGTCCCATACATGCGGGGCACGCCGTACGCATACCAATGGATATGTCCCATCCGAATAAGCAGAGCGGGTCTGCCAGTAAATCTGGCCGTTGGTGAAGTCCCCGCCAATTCTCATGCCTGCAAAACTGATCAGCGTCTGCACCCGTTGACGGTGGAATAATCCCGTTGTCGGGTCAAACGATGCCCGTTGATGCCATTGGCCGGTGCTTATGTCATAGACCCACGTCACATCTGCAGTCGGGAAAATCAGCACGTAGAACTCGTGCCCTTCTTCCGTGTAAATATATGCTCTGGCATCCGATGTCACCGGATATTGAGTCAGCGCATAAGCAATAGCAGGTGTGCTGATTGACTGCCAGTTATAACCATTGGTCATCAGAACGTAGTTTTCACCGCGCTCGGACCTTGCCAGCCAGATCAGATTGGGGCCGGTTCTAGCCACTGTTTGAGCCGCTGCGCACCCCACTTGCATCAGTCCGCCCTGAAGCCTGCTAAACGGCATATACGTGCCGCCGGCGTTGTACCAGGGCTCTGTGGTTGCTTCACCAATCAGCCACAACTGGCGATTGTTTTCGATGATGGCCACGATGTTGTCAGGCGCATTGTCTTTGAGCGCGTAATACGTCCCGTCCATCGCCGTCACGCCGTTCCAGTAAACCGGGGATGTGTAGAATTTCTGCGTTCCCGGCTGCTGGAAAATAAACCATCCATCGATCTCAGCGATGGTGTTTGACCCCAGAAAAGCAGGGTCAGCAGATTGCGTCAGTGTCTGAGTGGCAATCTTGTAAATGTATAAATTCGCACCGTCTACCAAGCAAGCTATCCCACCTGCCCCGTTGTCCCGAATCTTCACTGGGCCCGCGCTGGTTGCAAGTGTCCCAACCGTCGTATAAGACAAAACAGGTCTGGTTGTTGCAGTAGCTGCTGTGGTGACTTTTAGAAGTACGCACGTCGAGCCAATCACCATCAGCGCAGAAGCATTGCCAGGCAGAACCCAGCCGCCACGGACCTCGCCGGAATACGAGCTATTAAGGGTCACCAGTCCGGGTACACCTAGCAGACCCAGTGCTACCTTTGCCTCTGCCGCGTTCATCACCGGCTGAGTAGGATTGGGCTCGTTCGGATCGATGTCAACGTACCAGTTGATCAGGCGTTGCGAATCCTGAGCTGGGTTAGCTGCTTCGTAAGCCGGGCCAATAAATCCCCATTGAGACATTAGAAGCCACCATGCAGGATAAATCCCGCGTCATTTCCGCCCGTCGCAACGATTGCCGGGTCCACGCTTGCCTGAGCCTGCGGTGTGGCGTTCAGGTCTTTGATAACGTCTTTAAACTCTTTGGCAAACCGGCGAATATCGGGAGGCACTGCCATGCCGTACTCTGGGCAAAGAAGCTCAGCTACTGCGAACTGAAAGCCGAGGTAATAGCCTCTGGGCATGTTCAGTGAGCTAGACAAGTTCATCGAACTGAACACCTGCTCAGTCCAAATGTGAAACTCCACATTCGTCTGCGGTACAGGCCAAAACAGCAAATTGCCCAGCGGATATGACGGCTGGTAATAAGCCATCTTCGGCCACGGGCCTGGCTGCGTCTTGAGCGTCAGGTCACCATATCGTCCGAGAGTCGTAATGTCACACGGGAAATCAACCGCGCTCGTTCCCGTAGTAATTCTGGAATACGCCTTGACGATTCTCAGAGGACGTTCAATGTTGAAATAGCCGGTCAGTCCCACCGTGTAGGAGTTCAGGCCGGCCGTCAATGTCTGGACCGTCTCAATTGAGTTGTAGACGGTTAGCTTTTGGGCGCTCCAAATGTCCAATAATCCATTGGCGACGTCTAATGCGTCGTTCAGATCCGCGGCGGCGATAGTCTCCCCTGGTGCGTACTGGCCTATCTTGCGAAGTGCGCCGGTCAGCAGGTCCGTTGCGGTCTTTGTTGTTGGATCGTTGCTCATTCAAGCCCCAAAAGAAAAAGGGGCCCAAGCCCCTTGATTAACCCGATAACTGATTAGTTGCTCGGGATGGAAGCGCCGAGGCCGTTGGTCACTTGCTGTGCAATCGGACGCTCGATGCTGACCAGATACTGATCAGTGGTTTGCAGAGAGATTGGCGAAGCAGTGCTGTTGACCATCTGGATAGACAGCGTGTTCAGCGCAGAGACGCGGGCATTACCCACAGACAGACCAGCAACGTGGTTGAGCTTGTTGACTTCGATGAAGTCGAACAATTGCAGGCCAGCAATGGTGAAAGTGATTTCAACAGAGCTGTTGGCAGTGATGCTGGTTGTCAGGCCGGGGGTGATCAGCAAAATCCATTCGTTCGACAGATTGCCGATGGCCATTTGCTGAGGCGTTTGTGCAGTGGTTGCTGCTGAATTGGTAGTGGTGCTCATGATAATTCCTTGTTCAGAATAAAAAATGCCTCCCGGTTAGGGGAGGCAATTCATTAGCCAGTTACCCGGCAAGACAGCTCGCGGTACAGAGGAGCAACGCCCCAGAGCAAATCGATCCGGGTGGGTAGAGCATCGTTACCAATCGTATATTGACGCACCACACGCATAGACACGCCGACATCCTTGTGAGATGCGCGCGCAGCCATATCGACACCGCCAGGCAGCGGCAGATCAGCGGACACAAGGGTAAACGCATCCTTGTGGAAAGCCAGCGACTGAGGGCCGGTTACAGACGTACCAGTGGGGGTCACTGTTGCGTTGTTAGCAGGTGCAGCAGACACGTTCTGGAACTGTCCGCCAGTGATCATGGCAACAGCAACGGTCAGTTGCAGTACGCCACCAGAGTCAGAGGTGTAAGTGCCACCAACGGTATTTCCGAACACGTCGTAGGTAGGTACAAAAGTACCATTCGACGGAGTGCCAGAAGGAGGCAGAACCACAAAAGTGCGCAATTGCTTGGTAGCAGCGCGGTTTTGCGGATTGACCATGTACACACCAGCTACGGTGAAAGTGTCGCCCACGTTCACAACAGCAGTCGAGGCGGTAAAGCCAGTCATGTACAGCGTGCCGTTATCAGCCCAGCCGGTAGACAGCAGCGCAGACGAAGTGCCAGCAGTGCCGTACTTCGGAGAGCCAGCCCACGATCCGAAAGTCTGACTAGAGACGTTCTGGTCAAGATACCAGTCAAAGCCGACGGTTTGACGCGCCATCAGACCTTTCTTGTACTGGTCACCAATCGCAACTTGCGGATTGAACAGGCCAGTCAGCGAACCAACCATAGAGGCTTGCGTGAACTGGTCAGCAACCAGATAACGATCGCCATCGCGGGGCACGCCTTCGGTGTCAAGAATGGCGCCAGCAGACAGGAACGGGATCAGAGTCGTGGGCAGAGTGCCGGGAGTTCCGACGATGTTCGAGGTGCCGATACGCATTGCATTGGCCAGAGTCGCATCGATGTTGTTAGCCAGGGCAGCGATCTTGGGCTTGAGCACTCGCTTGGCAAACATGTCCATAGACAGCAGCAAATCGGAAGTAATGAACTGGGTGTCTACGTGGGACTGGTTTGTCAGCTTGGCTTGCACCGAAGTCTCTACAAAGTCCTGCACAGAGAGTGCCGGGCCGCCGCTAACGGTGAAACGTGCGGGTTTGCGAATGTTGACTGCGTAACCAATTTTTGCCCCGTCAATGCCGAACTTGTCGTCATATTCGCGGTTTACTTTGTCAGCCAGTGTCAACTCGTTTTCAAGGATCATCAAACCTTCGTTGGTGATGTCCGCAATCGTCAGTAAAGTATTACTCATTTCCTATGCTCCAAACAAAAAGCCCCCGAAGGGGCATGTGGTTTGGCTCCGTCCTATTTCTTTTGCGCAAGTCGTCGCGCGCGGTAATCTTCAAAGCTGTTAGTCGATGAAGTACCCACGCCAGACGGCACTGTGCGCACTGGTGTAATAGGCTCTGGAGCCTTCGGTTTTGGTTTGGGCGTTACCTTGGCTTCAGGCTCTGAATCAAGCTCGGATAGCTGCTCTTCCAGCTTCGCAATTTGCTTGACAGCTTGAACGGGGCGCATGGCCATGATCTTTTGCGCTTCTTTTGGATGCAAAGCAAAGTAATAGGCCAGCTCCGGCCCTTTCTCGCTCTCCAAAATCGCCGCAGTCACATGGTCAGGCATCACCAGCTCGGACTTTCCGACCACTTCCGTGTAATCGGGAATACGAGCCATCGTCTGCTCTTGCCTGGTTGTCCACGCTTGGGATATTTCCGCCTGTTCAGCGGCCCGTCGTGCGTCTGCCTGCTCGCGCTCACGTTTGGCCAGAGCCTGCATTGCCTTGTAATCCGTCAGTGCTTCGATGTATTCAGCATCAGTGGCATATTTGGATCGCTCGGGTGCATTCCCTGCTTCAATCGGCTTTGCGGTTGCTCGCAGCGCCCTGAGTTCCGCTTCGAGTTCTGATGCACGCCGTTCCGCTTGAGAGGCTTTCTCCTCTGCTTCGCGGCGTTTGTGCGCCAGTTCTACGATGCGTTCCTGTGGACTTTTCTTAGCCTTGGTTTCGCCCTCGTTTTGCTTGTCTTCTACTTTTTCAGTAGCCTGCTCTGACGCGGCAGGTGTCGATAGACTTGCAAGAACGGTGTCCTGTGTCTGAACACGGGACATTGATGCTTCACGCGCATCGGTCGTACTAGCCTTGTTTGTGGCTTGGGTCATGGTTTTACGTTTCCAAACGAAAAAACCCGCCGTGATTTCTCATAGCGGGTTTGAGTTGCGACAGTGGCCTACTGTCAAAGGTGCGCTTTACGTGCGCCAGTCGGGTTAATCAGCGCTTCGTCTCAGTCGCTTGCAGTTAAAAAGTCGGGC